GCTAACCGTGACGATGTCTTCACTTACACTGTGAAGACTACTGTACCGCAAGATGCGACAGCCTTCTCTATCAGCGATAGTTTAGTTCCAGTACTTGAATTTGCTGGCGAAGATGCAGAAGCATCTCTCACACTCAATGGTGAAAAGCTGGATGCAAAACAAATCAAGCTGAAAGACCAAACCATCAGTGCTGAGTTGACTGAAGAACAAGTCAAAGCAAACGGTGGTAAAGAAGTTGTCCTCAACTTTAAAGCTAAGATTCGTGAAGGTGCAAACCTAGCAGATTACATCGAAGCAGACGGCGCAACGCGTGTACCTAACAAAGCGTCTTATGTGGCTAACTTCCCACATCGTCCAAAAGTTGAGAAAGATTCAAACATCGTTCCAGTGACTCCTCCATCACCAGAAAATCCACCAGTTGAGAAGAAGGTTAATAACAAGCCATCCGCAACTCTGGACAGCCGTGATGAAGAATTCACTTACACCATCGATACGAAAGTACCTGTCGATGCGACTGGCTTCAAGATTACCGACGAATTGAAAGACGTTCTTGAATTCTCAGGTAAGAAAGGCCAAGCAGAAGTCACAGTAGATGGTGACAAAGATGTGATCGAAGATTCACAAATCACTGTAGATAAACAAGTTCTGACAGTGACTCTGACGAAGGATCAAGTGAAGAAATACGGCAATAAAGCTGTTCATGTAAGCTTCAAGGCTAAGATTCGTAAGAATGTCAGCCTGGCAGGCTACATTGAAGCAGACGGCGTAACTCGGATTCCTAACATTGCTAAATACATCATCAACGATGATCCGAAGACAGAAAAGAGCACAGAACCAGTTCCAGTGATTCCACCAAGCCCAGAAGAACCTGGTATTAAGAAAGAAGTGAATGGTCAGCCAGAAGCAACGCTGAAAGAACGTTATGAAGAGTTTACTTATAAAGTAACAACTTCTGTACCTCAAGATGCGACAGCCTTCTCAGTATCAGATACTCTTGTACCAGTATTAGAATTCTCAGGTGAGAAAGGTCAAGCAACAGCGACTCTCGATGGCCAAGAAATTGATGCCAACCGTATCAACGTTGCAGACCAAACAATCTCTATGGCTCTGACAGAAGACGAAGTGAAAGCAAATGGTGGTAAGGAAGTAACCTTGACCTTCAAGGCTAAGATTCGTGAAGGTGCAAACTTGTCTGACTACATTGAAAAAGGTAAGACTAGCATCCCGAATACAGCTTCTTACACAGCAGGCTTCCCAAATCGTCCAGAAATCCATAAGGATTCAAACAGAGTACCAGTAACTCCTCCAACTCCAGAAGAACCTGAAATTAAGAAGGATGTCAATGGTAAGGAAGAGGAAACACTGGCTAACCGTAACGATGAGTTCACTTACCACATCAATACGAAAGTACCGTTTGATGCAACAGCCTTCTCTATCAATGATGAGCTGAAAGACGTTCTTGAATTTGCAGATGGAACAGGTCGTGCGACTGCTAGCCTAAATGGCCAAGCTCTTGATGCCGATCGTATCTCAATTAATGGTCAAACCATTACTGTGAATCTAACCGAAGAACAAGTCAAGAACAATGGTGGTAAAGATGTGAACCTAACCTTCACAGCTAAGATCCGCCAAGGTGTCAACCTATCTGGCTACATTAAAGATGGTAAGACTAGCATTCCGAATAAGGCAAGCTACCGAGTGGACTTCCCGAACAACCCAGGCGTAACTAAGGATTCTAATGAAGTCCCAGTGACTCCTCCAAGTCCGGAAAATCCTCCGATTGAGAAGAAGGTCAATGAGGCTGAATCAGCTAACTTGGGAGCTCGTGATGAAGAATTCACCTACACAATCGACACAACTGTGCCGCTTGATGTTACAGGCTTCGCAGTCTACGATACGATTGAGAAAGTCTTAGAATTCTCAGGTGAAAATGGCCAAGCAAGCGCAACGGTAGATGGTCAACCACTAGATGCCAGCCACATTACAATTAAAGGTCAGAAGATCACAGTCAAACTGACAGAAGATGAAGCGAAAGCCCTAGGAGGCAAAGCAGTTCATGTCAGCTTCAAGGCTAAGATCAAAGCGGGAGCAAACCTGTCAGACTACATCGAAAAAGATGGTACGACACGGATTTACAACACCGCTAAATACAACTTTAACAATGACCCAGGAACAGAACAAAGTTCTAAACCAGTTCCAGTCATTCCACCAACCCCAACTGAACCAGAACTGAAGAAGGAAGTAAACGGTAAAGAAGCTGAAACATTAGCTAACCGTGACGATGTCTTCACTTACACTGTGAAGACTACTGTACCGCAAGATGCGACAGCCTTCTCTATCAGCGATAAGCTGGAAGATGTTCTTGAGTTTGCGGGTGAATCATCTGCGACTCTAGCAGGTGAAGACTTGAAGGCAGACCAGATTACAACAGACGGTCAAACCATCAAGTTGACCCTGACAGAAGATCAGGTGAAAGCAAACGGTGGTAAAGAAGTTGTCCTCAACTTCAAGGCTAAGATCAGAGAGGGTGCAAACTTGTCAGCTTACATGAAAGCAGACAAGGCAGAAGTACCGAATAAGGCTTCTTACACAGTTGGCTTCCCTAACAAACCAGCTGTAACGAAGGACTCTAACGTAGTACCTGTCACTCCTCCATCTCCAGAACAGCCACCGATTGAAAAAGATGTGAATTCAAAACCTTCTGAAACAATTGCAGATCGAACAGAAGAATTCACATACAACATCCATACAACTATGCCTCAAGATGCGACAGGCTTTACAGTTACCGATGAATTGAAAGACGTTCTTGAATTTGCCGGTGATGTCCAAGTCACTCTTGGTGGTAAGAAAGCAGACGCAGCTGTAGCGAAAAACGGTCAAACTCTGGAAGTAACCTTCCCAGAAGAGACTGTCAAAGCAAATGGTGGTAAGAAAGTCCAAGTAACCTTCAAAGCGAAGATTAAAGCGGATGCAGACTTAACTCCATATGAAACAGCTAATAGCTACTCTGTACCAAATACAGCTTCTTACTTGATTAACAATAATCCAGCAAGCAAGAAAGAAACTAAGCCAGTTACGGTCGAAGTTCCAAAACAACCTGGACCAGAGGTTACGAAGAAGATTAACCGTACATTGGATCACTTAGATGTTGACCGTGATGTTCCTTACATGTACAATGTCAACACACAAATTCCAAAAGATATCCGCCTCTACAAAGAGTTCACCGTTACGGATACTTTGGAACCAGTTCTTGAAATCACAGGAACTCCTGTAGCTTACGTGGATGGTTATGCAACAGACGCTGTGGAAACAAAAGTGGAAGGCAATACAGTTACTGTAACAGTGAAAGACTTCGCTCGTATCAGTGGCTATAAAGAAATCCAACTTTACATTCCAGCTAAGCTGAAAGCAGATAGTGACTTATCAGCTTACGAAAACCAAACTGTTCCAAACAAGGCAACAATTGCCTTCAAGGATAGCAATGGCAAGAACGGCACAAAAGAATCTAACCCAGTAACCGTTCGTCCACGGGACCCAGAAAAACCTGAGGAACCAAAACCAAACGAACCAGCTAAGACAGTAGGTCCAGCTGATGGATCTAACCCATCAACTGCTTACCGTCTGAAAGAACTCAAGGAAGGCTTCCGCTTTGATGTGACAGCGAAGGTGCCAACTGATCCAGTTGATGAATCAGGCAACCCTATCAAAGACGCTCAAGGCCGTGATGTGAAGACCGAATTGAATAGCTTTACGGTAACAGATGAACTTGAAAAAGTTCTGAAGGTGGACCGTGTAGCTGTTAAGGTTGAGGAAAATAAAGTCGCAGAAGCCATTGCGAAGATTACTGCTAAGATTGAAAAAGCAGAAAGCGACCTGAAAGAGCTCGAAGGCAAAGAGACAAATGGTACTTTCGCTAAGAAACTGGCAGAAGCTGAGAAGAAGGTAGAAGAGCTAACAGCACAATTGGCAGCAGCCAAGGAAAAAGCTGTAGCGACACCTGCAACACCAGCTCCATCTTCAGATTCTGACGCAGGCGATGCCACAGCGACACCTGCTCCAGCAGACAACAACGCTGAAGTCGCAGCCCTTGAAGAAAGCCTCAAAGCAGCACAAGCTGAATTGGAACAACTGAAAGCAGATGGTGCGAAAGCTGGTAACCTCGCAACACCTGAAGAACAAAAAGTTGAACAAGATAAGCTGAATAAGAACCTTGAACAACTGAAAGAGAGCAAAGAGAAACTCGAAAAAGCTCTCGAAGCATTCACAACAGTGAATGACAAGGGTGAGATCACGGATGAAGCTCTTGCGAAAATCGCCAAAGTAACTGTAGAAGGTCAGAAAGTTACCGTAGAAGTTACTGATAAGGCTGTTTTGGAAGCCTTGAAGGGTAGCACCTTCCGCGTCATCATCTATTCATCTATTAAAGACGGAGCAGACTTGTCTAGCTACTTGAATAAAGAGAATAATGAGACGAAGATTCCGAATAAGGCTACTGTAACCTTCAACGATAAACCGAAAGTAACGAATACAGTAAACGTTTATCCGCCAGAGCCAAATACACCGCCGACAACACCACATACACCACCGACAACACCGAATACGCCGCCACCAACTACACCTGATACGCCACCAGCGCCTAAGGGTGACTTGCCACCGGCACCAACACCAGAGCCAGAAAAACCTAAGAATATCTTGCCAAAAACAGGTACTTCTGGTACTATGGTAAATGAGGTGATTATCGGAATGATCCTTGTGCTGATGGGACTTCTTTTGAGAAGAAAACCAAAGCATTAATGTAAGATAGTCCAGGAGAGCTATGCTCTTCTGGTTACTATCGTATTATTAGGAAAAAGATTAAAGGAAAATCATTATGGATAGAAAAAAGTTAATTAAGTTAGGAATCTCAGTGCTAGCTGTTAATGCTTTGGGAGCAGTAGCCGTTTATAAATATCCTGAGCTGACACATGTACCTACTGTCTATGCGGAGGAAGTGCCTGGAGAGGATGAGGAAATTCCAGATGCAGCAGAAGCGCAAGCAGCAGCGAACTTTAAAAATCAAATGGATGAGTTTGAAGAAGCAATCAAAGAATTCAATCCAGACGATTCAGATACTAGAGAAGGTTTGGAAATTGCATTGGGAGACTTAGAAGCGTCTCATACTACTGCAGTTAATGCGATCAAGAGTGAAGAAGGAAAGAAAGGTTTTGCCAAGTACGAAGCTCGTTATCAAGCTTTAAAAGCAAAAGCTCAAGCCCTTCTAAATGGTGAATCACCAAAACCTCAACCAGATCCACAACCGCAACCTCAACCAGATCCGCAACCACAGCCAAAGATTACAACACAGGACCTTACAGTCAAAGAACCAATCCTTTACGGATCTTCAACTGAGCAAAATTCAGCTTTACCAAAAGGCACAAGAAAAACAAAAGTTCAAGGTGTCAATGGTGAAAAGGAAGTTGTCTACACAATCACTTATACAGACGGCAAGGAAACAGGCCGTGTGAAAAAGTCTGAAACAGTTATTAAACCAGCTGTAGATGAAGTCATCGAAGAAGGTACTGGCGCAGTCATCACCACTAAGGAAGAAACTAAGACAGAAGAAGTAGATTTCCAAGTCAAAGAAGTTCCAAATCCAGCCCTTCCAGAAGGTGTCCGCAATGTAACAACTCCAGGTAAAAAAGGTGTTCGTACAATCGTTGAGACAGTAACCTACACTGACGGCAAAGAAACAGGTCGTGTAGTGAAATCAAACGAAATCACAACTCCAGCAGTTGATGAAGTCGTTGAAGTAGGTACTAAGAAAGGCGTAGTTACTACAACTGAAGAAGTAGTAGAAAAAGAAGTTATCAAACATGGTAGCTCTACAGTGCAAAATCCAGCTTTACCAAAAGGCACAAGAAACGTAAAAGTTCAAGGTGTAGATGGAGAGAAGGAAGTAACTTATACTGTTACGAAAGCTGATGGCCAAGAAGTTAGCAAGGTTAAGAAGTCAGAAACCGTGACAAAACCAGCAGTTGACGAAGTCATCGAAGAAGGTACTGGTCCAGTCATTACCACTAAGGAAGAAACTAAGACTGAAGAAGTAGACTTCCAAGTCAAAGAAGTTCCAAATCCAGCCCTTCCAGAAGGTGTCCGCAATGTGACAACTTCAGGTAAGAAGGGTGTTCGTACCATTGTTTACACAGTAACCTACGCAGACGGTGTTGAAACAGGTCGTGTAGAGAAATCCAACACTATCACAACTCCAGCAGTTGATGAAGTTGTTGAAGTAGGTACTAAGAAAGCTACTGCTCCAGTTGTTACAACTGAAAACGTGACTGAAACTCAAGTTATTTACCATGGCACTATCACTTTAAGCAATCCAGATCTTCCAAAAGGAACAAAACGGATCAAGATTGCTGGTGTTGATGGTGAAAAGACTGTTGTCTACACAATTACTAAGACAAATGGTGTTGAAACAAGCCGAGTTGTCAGAGACGAACAGATTACGAAAACACCAATCACTCAAGTAGTTGAAATTGGTACTAAGGAATCTGGTAGCAGCCAATCAAATGCTAGTCAAGATCAAAAAGATCCATCAGACAAAGCTCAAGATTCTAAAGGACAAGGTCAAAAGGATTCAACTGGTAAAGTTCAAGATCCTAAAGATCAAGCGAAACCAGGATCAGATGCTGCTACAAGTAGTCAATCAGGTCAAACAGACCGTCCACAACAACCTCAATACTCTAGAGTAAATAGAAACGCAGAAGAGAAGAAGAACCTTCCAAACACTGGTGAACATGCAAATGGCCTTGCGGCTCTATTAGGACTTGTTCTTGCAAGTGTAACAGCCTTCTTTAACTTTCGTCGTAAAAAACACTAAGAATTAGGTTGAAAAAATAGAAGGCATTTGTCTTTAATTCTACTGCTTTTCTCAAAACAGAGAATTAGTAAAAATGCTATAAAAAGAGGCTGAGAGAATATCTCAGCCTCTTTTTGAATCCTAACTTAAGAGATAGGCTTAAAATCTAGCGTCAAATGAAAAGAAAAAAGCCCGATCTTACGAGCTTTGTGTTCAGATGCTTCCTGATAAATCAGGTTATATAAGGCGGTAGACGGATTAAACACCCTTTATTTATCAAGGCTTGCGGGTAGCTCGCCCCAAATCCGCCCCAAATTTAAGCAGTTAGGAATATTTCTTTTATCTGCTCAAAGTTTTTATCTGCTAGAGCCTCCATTTGGTGTGAATAAACTTTTAAGGTTATATCTGGGCTTTCGTGACCTAATAATTTTGATATGGTCACAATATCAATTCCTTTGAGTATCAGGTAAGACGCATATGTATGCCTTAGGCTGTGATTTCTGACAGGTCTGCCTACTAATTTTTTTATAAGCTTGTTACAAGCCGAATTTGACACACCAAAACAAACTCTGTTCTTTATGTTAGCTTGCCAATATTTTTTTCTGTAAGTTTTAAGTGTTTCAATCGTGTTCTTATCGATTGGGATTTTCCTTTTCGAGCTCTCGTTTTTTAGACCAGCAAAATCTTGAGTTTTAGAGTAATCGAATCCCTTGTTGATGTCTATGATTCCTTTGTTAAAGTCAATATCATCCCAAGTAAGCCCTAGAGCCTCGGAAAAACGCATGCCAGTGACTGAAAGGAGATAGAGAGTAAAATAGGACACGTACTGTATATTAGAGCGCGTAGAGGCTATTAGAGCCGTATATTCATTCTCTTCCAAAAAGTCGTTATCCTCTGACCTTGTTTCTATCTGCGACTTGACTTTGGCATCTTCGGCAAAGTTGTAGCTGATTAATTGTTCCCTAACCGCTACTTTTAAAGCCCCTTTGATTTGATAGTGGAATTTCTCCAAAGTTTCCTGGGCATATTTTTCACCAAATTCATTGAGCCGTTTTTGGTAATACAAAGGAGTGATGTCTTTTACTTTTAAATCTCCAAAATAGATCTTGATATGCTTGAGATTTTTGGTGTAAGTCTCCCAAGTTTTATCCTTTACGTGAGGTCGTTTGTAGACCCCTGACCACGTTTTGACAAAATCATAAAGCGAGACATCCTTATCTGTCAAGATGTTTTCGGATAGGTTGGCTTCTACCTCCCTTGCTGCTGCTTGAGCCAGTTTTTTGGTCTGGAATCCGCTTTTTGATTTCTGCTTATACTTTCCGTCACTGTCTTTGTAAGAGATACGGTATTCCCAACCGTTATCCCTTTTTCTAAAGTACGCCATCTTGCTTTTTACCTCATTCCTTGATAAAATGGGTATAGTAAAAAGGGCTTTTTAATGCCGTTTACTATACATGGATATCCTCACACTCAAAGTTTGGCGATGGAGAGTGTGGGGATTTTTTTAGTTATCGTAAGTCATTGCGCCATTCTGTTCAAATGCAAGGCGCTTTTCGTCCTTGTCAAATACGTATAGAGGAGGTGAGACAAAGTCTTTTTCTGTTACTTTGTACGCTCTTTCTACGCTGTTTTTAATCTTCAGCAATCCGTCAACCGTTTGATGCAGTTGCTCTTCGGTCATGTCGGATAGCGCAACTGGCAGCTGTATGACGATGGCATCACTGCGATAATACACCTTCATTTTAACTGATTCAGTTGATTGCTGTACAGAGTTAGCATACTGGTCTAATATCGGGCTGTTGAGGTCAACCTGTCCAGTTGCTTTCTTTAACTGTTCCTCACCTTTGTTTTCTTGTTTACTCTTTTCTTTCGCTTTTTGAACCAATTCTTGCGCTTTTTCTTGCCGTGACTTCTCTGTAGTCTCTTCTGTTGTTTCGCTTGTTACTTGTTCTTGACTCGGCTTGCTTTCTGCTTCTTGCTGAGCGCATCCTCCTAAAAATAGCGCTAGCGTAGCAATGCTGACCAGTGTAATCTTTTTCATAATTAATCTCCTTTATCCCACTAATCTATAAAATTCGTCAATGACCATCAGTTCATCTGTGGTCGTTTTTAATTTGTGTCGTTCCATAAAGCTTAAATAATTAAAATCTTCTTTTTCTATTCCTTTCAGCTCCTCCTCCAATAAAGCGTGTATCATGCTCCTATTTGCTTCGTTTTCGCATTTTATCGGGTTGATGACATATTCCATACCCGAATGGTTTAAGTGCCCTAATTCGTGCAGCACAACTCGCTTTTGAGCGTCTGACGATAGAGCCTTATTTACAAATACTATTTTTATTTCATCGATATAAACACCGTGCCTGTGCCACAATTCTTTATCAAAATAAGCAATCTGGACACCGTGTTTGTCGCAAATTTCTTCTATAGTCATAATCTTCCCTTAAGATATATTTCAATAATATTTTGGATTGCTTGGATATCGTCCTCATTCAACGGCTTCCCGTCAAATGTTTTTGCGTTTTCCGCCATTTTACGTAAATCTGTTTCGGTGTATGGCTCGTCGCTCATACCCAAAATCTCATTGGTTGACACACCTAAAATTTTAGCCAACTCCATTAATTTCTTACCAGTTGGCAAGTTCGTCCCGCTTTCCCATTTGGAAATAGTGCTTTGAGATTTATATCCAAGCATTTCTGCTAATGACATTTGATCTATGTTTTTCAGTTCACGAAGATTCCTGATTCTTTCCCCAATTTCTGGGTGTGTTTCCTTTTTAACCATGATTATTTTGCTCCTCATTTTTACAATTACATTATATAGTATAAATGATTTAAAATCAAGAGAAATAAAAAGAATTTTAAAAAAATATGAAAAAAAATCAAAAAGACTATTGACTATGATTTTAAATCATGATATACTTAATTCATAAATCACAAAAAATGATTTAAAATCATATAGAAAGGAGATGCCAAATGGGAGAGCCAAAAGTGACCATCGCAGAATTGCGAGCAAAACACAATAAGATGAGGCAGAGTGATTTAGCTAAAGCGGTTGGGGTAACTACTCAAACCATCGGAGCGTGGGAGAAAGATATCACAGCTATTAGAGGCGAACATCTTTTGAAACTTTGCAAAGTCTTAAACACAACAGCTAGCGACCTATTAGGTGCTTAATTTTTTGAAATTCATATGATTTAAAATCATACAAAAAGGAGAAACGCGAGTGAAAGTTGAAGGGATCACTACTATAGATTCGGAAATAAATTTTGGCGAATGTCATATCCACGACGTACCAGAACGAATTAAAAAGCTCTTCCCTAATCAGAATTTAGTAAAAGTTACTGAAAAAGGGAAAAGCTATATCTTGAACGCAGACTATATCGTATTGCTTTTTACGAAAATTTGAAGAGGAGGAGCAAACATGAAACCAAAACGGTATCCATACAGCACAAAAAGACTCTCACCATCAACAGAGAGAGTCAATTGTTATATCAGGGAATTAGAAACTTTGAAGCTTGATTTTTCCGACCGAGACCTTAGCGAGGAACTTTGGAAAAAAGTAAAAGCAATTGCAGAAAATCCAGCTACTGAACTCAAGAGTTACGATCTTGAGTTTGCGCCCAAAGAGCTTGTAGCTCGACTTCGTGAGTTGCAAGAATACTTTTAACAAGCCTTCTAACTTCTCGGACTTTGACAGGCTCAAACATCTTATTATCGTCTCTAACTAGCTCGATAATTCGGTCTGTCAACGCCTCGATATTACGAGAATAATAAACTTCTTCACTCATCATAATCACCTCCTTTACAGGTGATTATAGCACAAAAAAGTCCCTTCGGAACGGCAATTCCATTGAGGGACTCAGCAAAATATCTTTAAAGGAATTATAACACAATGGACGAAGTTTGGAAAGATATCCCTTTTGCTAAAGGTTATTACCAAGTTTCAAATCTTGGTCGTGTTCGGTCTATTGGCAGAACGGTAAATGCAAAACAGAGTACAAGAAAAATAAAAGGACAGGTCTTGCAACAAAACTTATCTTCAGGATATGCAATAGTGACACTTTCATTTGATGGAGTAAGGAAGTCAGTAAGAGTACATAGATTAGTAGCCGAAGCATTCCTACCAAATCCAATCAATAAACGAACGGTTAATCATATTGACGAGAACAAACTTAATAATAGGATTGAAAATTTAGAATGGGCGACAGATAGGGAAAATGCCGATCACGGGAATAGAACAAAGAAATCAGCTTTGGGTCGTTGCAAACCAGTAGAACAGTTATCCCTTGATGGAGAACTCGTGAATTCCTTTGACTCAATAAAATTAGCAGCCATGGCAACAGACATCTCGCCACAAAAAATATCAGCAACAGCAATGGGGCATCAAAAACAGACTCACGGATATAAATGGAGATACGCATAATGAATGACTTAATGAATCAATTATTTGACCAGTTCGAAGCTGGATTGATGGACAGAACACTTAAGGTCATGACTATTGTGACTGACGAAAAAAGGCGATTTCCAATGGAATTGAATAAGTCACAATGTTCCGAAATGCTGCTTGGCACTAAAGATACAGGAACATTTGATGAACGTTTTAATAGTCACAAAGACTTTCCGAGAATTAAAGGGAAGCGTGAGAAATACCCACGGGATGCAGTCATTGACTGGTATCACAAAAATTGGCAAAGAACAGCCGTGTAAAGGAGAAACAAGATGACTGAACCACCAATCTTAAGCCAAGTAGCAGGCGCTGTCCTATGGCTTGCATCACTGTTTTTAATCATGCTGTTTTACTCAATTAAAGAAGAAATCGAACGCAGACGCATTGAGAAACGAAACAGAGAGTTAGAAGCTCAGAACAGAGAACTGCTCATGCGTGAAGCAGAGTATAGAGCAGAGCAGATTGCGAGGCAGCAAGCAGAGTACGCTTACTACAAGCACAAGAAAAATTTTAGCACAGAAGGAATCGAGGTACCATTCCATGGTAATATTCGAGCGCAAGCCGTACAATCCGAAGACTAGAGAGTCTGAACTGTTGGACAAAATCGAACAGTTGGAGCATGAGAAATCGGATTTAGAAGCGATTATCAGAAAGAACAAGCACGAGATTCTCTGGTTACAGGGAATAGCAAAATACAGAAAGGAGAGTTGATGGAGAAGTACACTATGGCAGACAGAACTACAACAAGATTCTATCAGTTGCCGAAAGAACTTTTTGAAAATCCTATTTATAGAGAAGTTTCTGCTGAAGCAAAAGTATTATATACGATGCTAAAAGACAGAATGCTTCTGTCAGAAAAAAACAAAGAAGAGTGGGAAGACGAAAATGGAAATTTATATTGTTACTTTTCAAATGAATCAGCCCAGAAGTATTTGAACAGAAGCGAACCGTATATTATTAAGTTAAAAAAAGAATTGCATCAAGCAGGGCTTATTTTAGAAGTGAGGCAAGGCGTAAATAAACCAAATAGAATTTACCCTTTGAAACCAAAAATAGCAAAGTCTGGAACTAAAAACTGTTTAGTTCAGGAACTTAACGATATTAAGGGGAACGATACTGAGTATAACGATACTGAGTATAACGATACTGAGAGAACGAATAACGGGTCTACCGTAGGTGGGGGTAACACTTTATATAGTAAGGCTAAAAAAATGTCTCAAGAGCCAACCGTAACCGCCAATGAAATGGGAGCTTTTTGTGATTTGCTTTTTGAAAACTTCGGCTCTTATCCGTCTCCTTTGCAAATTGATGATATGGAATACATGCTAGAAGAGCATAGCTTGGAAGTCATCAAATTAGCAATCAAAGAATGTGTTGATTATGCAAAACCAAACATGTCATATATGAGAACGGTATTGAGAAACTGGAAGAAAGCAGGATTAAATACGCCTGAGCTTGTCAAAAACCGAGTAAAACCACGTAGCACTAGAGGCAAGGTGACAATGCTAGATGATGGTTACGATCCTAAGTTAGGTATCTAATATGGACAGCATTAAAACAGTAAGAGAGCTTAGAGAAGCACATTGTGCAAGGACTAAAACGATTGATAAGCACTGCAATATACATCCAACGGTTCTGTTATGGGAAACAACAAATCCAAGTACAGGCAATACATTTTCATTCTGCCCTGAATGCACGCAAGAAAAAATCAATTTGGAAATTGAGCAAGCTGGAGCATTGGCAGAAGAACAAGTAAGGAATTTTAAAAGCTATGCAGTGTTTGAAAGAGAATCTATAGTTTCTCCCAAAATTGCAAAAGCGACAATTGGAAATTTTGAAATACATACGGAGCAAGATGCTAATGCCGTCAACTTCGCAAAGAGATTTACAAGTGATTATGTAAAAGGGCGCTATGAGGGAAATGTGATTTTCCAAGGCCCTCCAGGAGTAGGCAAGAGCCATCTAGCACTTGGTATGGCTAAAACTCTAAACGAGAGCTTTCAAAAATTTGGAGAGAAAAAATCAGTTGTTTATATGCCAGTATCTGAACTGTTCGATCGGATGAAAGAAGCATTTAATTACAAGGATTCTAAGTGGGAAGAGAAAAGAACAATTAAATTCCTGCAGGATGTAGACTTTCTGGTGCTTGACGATCTGGGTAAAGAATCGAGTGTAGGAAATTCAATCAAGGAAGGTAGCAGTTGGGCGCAGTCGATTCTGTATAGATTATTAGAAAACAGGACTAATACAATTATCACAACGAATTATGCCGGCCAACAACTAAAACAGCTGTATGAGCCTAGCCTGTTAGACCGTATACTAGCAGGGTCAAAACACAATCGGTTTATTTTCAAAAATGATACAGAAAGCAGGAGGAGCATTTGAATAACGAAAGAACAGGATACAGAGTATCACAGATGATCGATGACTTCGAGTGGATGTTCTATCCGCTGTCAGACATCATGAAAGAAAAGCTACTATCGAGTGATCCAGTAGCGTCAGAAATGAAGATTAAGGATTTAATGCTATGTGCATTACTAAGAGAGGTAGAACATGGATAAACTACACAAGAGGATTTTACAAGCAATTCCAATCGGTAGCGAACGACCACGACCTAGACGAGAAATCGAACAGATGCTAGGCATGAGTAAGCGGTCAGTTGAAAAAGCTATCGAGCGATTGGTATTCCAGTATGGTATTCCAGTAGTTGCAATTAAGCAAGCTGGACATAACGGATACTACTTACCAAGAAGCGAAGAAGAACGACAAGAGGGATTGCAGGCGTACAAGAACCAGATTAAAACATCACAGATGAGAGTATCAAAGGTTGAAGCAGTAGACTTGGATAAGTTCCATGAAGAGCTGAAAGAGGCCCTGCATGCTTGAGCCGTTTGATTATGACAGATGGCTCAGTACACCGCCAAAACCGTATACAGAGCCGGAAGAAGATGAAGATGAAGAATACGATGGCTGGATAGATAGACAGCTATGCGAAATGGATTGAATAAGGAGACAAGGAATGGCTACATTATACGAACTGACAGGACAGTTTTTAGATATTTATAACATGGATTTAGATGACGAGACGAAGTTAGATACTCTTGAGAGTATTGACTGGAATGAAGACTACGAGAACAAAGTAGAAAACTATATCAAGGTCATGAAGAATCTGGAAGCTGATATTGAAGCACGAAAGACTGAACTAGATCGTTTGAAGAAATTAAATGACGCTGATAAGAAAAAGATCGAGCGCATGAAAAACGACTTAACGGCTAGCATGGAACTCACTGGACATGACAAAATAGATACGACGTTGTTTAAGGTATCATTTAGACGTTCTAAGAGCGTTGAAGTAGATATGGTGTTATTACCCGACCAATACAAAAAAATCGAATACAAGGCAGATAAAGCGGGTTTGAAGCAACTTCTAGTGAATGGGGAAGAAATTGCTGGAGCAAAATTAGTTGAAAACAAGAATTTGAATATTAGGTAAGGGATATGAAGAAATCAGAAACAATAATAGAGTTTAGCAAGGCTTTTGCTAAGACTCAACAAGAAATGAAACAGCCTTTAAAAGACGCAAACAATCCATTTTTTAAAAGTAAGTATGTGCCACTTGAAAATGTTGTAGAAGCCATCACAGAGTCTGCGAGTAAAAACGGACTATCGTTTACACAATTTCCATCAAGTGATGAATTCGGAAATGTGACGGTAGGTACACTTGTGATGC